CAAAAGAAGTGGAATAAGTTATGTACGAATACAGATGTAAAGTAGTAAAGATAATTGATGGAGACACAGTGGATGTTGATATCGACTTAGGCTTTGGTGTGTGGTTGAAGAAAGAACGTATTCGTATGTTTGGAATTGACACACCAGAGTCACGCACACGAGACTTGGAAGAAAAGAAGTATGGTAACGCTGCAAAGGAATTCATCACAGGTATGTTAAATGATGAGGGTGGTATTGTTCTTAAAACAAGAAAGGATAAAGAAGGTAAGTACGGACGTATCCTTGGAGAGTTGTGGAGAACAACTGACTTTGCAGATAAATCAATCAACGACTATATGATTGAGAAACATCATGCTGTTGCATATCATGGACAGTCTAAAGAATCTATTGAGGAAGAACATATTAAAAACAGAGAGTTCATTAATCTCTGAGTTTCGTTATAAATAGAGTTAGGAGATATTAAATGGCAAGTAATCCAAACGCATTTGGTGATGCAGAACTTACAAATAATTCAGATAGAAGTTCTGTAGTCTTTAAGGATTTCAATTTTAATTTTGAAAGACATCCTGTTACTGGAGACATTGCCAAGCTTACTGACATCTCTTCTGTCAAGGCAAGTGTAAAGAATCTCATTCTAACTAATTATTATGAAAGAGGGTTTCATCCAGAGATTGGTTCTAATGTTCGCAGTGCGTTGTTTGAGAATGTAACTCCAATGATTGCAGCAAGACTTGGAAGAAACATTGAAGACGTAGTTAATAACTTTGAACCTAGAGCAGATTTGATTAGTGTTACTGTTCGAGCAAACATAGATGCAAACGCTTACGAGGCATCAATAAAATTTAATGTTGTAAACTCCCAAACGGATGAACAAACAATAAATCTATTTTTAGAGAGACTAAGATAAATGGCAACGAAATTACAAGTCACTGAGTTAGACTTTGATGATATCAAATCAAACTTAAAGACATACATGAAAAATCAAACTGAGTTTACGGACTACAACTTTGAAGGTTCTGCTCTTTCTACATTGATTGACTTACTTGCATACAATACTCACTACTTGGGTATGAATGCAAACATGGCAGTCAACGAAGCATTCTTAGATACTGCAACCCTACGTTCTTCGGTTGTTTCTCATGCAAAGACTTTAGGATATACTCCTCGTTCTGCTCGTGCTCCAGTTGCATATCTAAACGTCACTTTGAATAACTCAACACTTACTAGTGCTACAATTGCAAAGGGTACAAAGTTCACCACACAAGTGGATGGTACAACCTACTCATTTGTTTGTAACGCAACTCAAACAATTACACCAGTTAATAGTGTTCTTCGTTTTAGTAATCTTCCAGTATATGAAGGTACATTGGTGACAGCAAAGTATACAGTGGACTCTTCTAATATAGAAAAGAAGTATATGATGACAGACAATCGTGGAGATACAACTACACTTAAAGTATCTGTTCAGAACTCTGCCGCAGACTTGACCACTAAAACCTATACTCTTGCAACAGATATCACACAGGTAACCGCTACATCAAATGTTTACTTCCTACAGGAAGTTGATGATGGTAAGTTTGAAGTTTACTTTGGTGATGATGTAGTTGGAAAGAAACCTACTGACGGTAATATTATCATACTAGAATACATTGTTACCAATAAAGAAAAATCAAACGGTGCAAGAACTTTCAGTGGAACATCAGTTGCTGGTGAAACTAATATTACAATCGCAACAGCATCAGCATCTTCTGGTGGTGCAGAACCAGAAACTATTCAGTCAATCAAATATAACGCTCCTCTAGATTATGCGTCACAGGGTAGAGCAGTTACTACAGAAGACTACAAGGTAATCATACCAAAGGTATTCGCAGATACTAAAGCAGTTCAAGTATGGGGTGGAGAAGATAACAACCCACCAATCTATGGACAGGTATTTGTTTCTATCAAAACAATTTCAGGAATTAACTTGACACAGGCACAGAAAGATGTTATAACAACATCACTAGACAAATACAATATCGCTTCTGTTCGTCCTACGATTGTTGACCCAGAGATAACAAAGATTAAACTCAACACTACATTTAAGTATAGTGCCAACGCAACAACTAAGTCAGGAACAGAATTAGAAACTCTAGTTCGTTCTACATTAAATACTTACAACACAAGTGACCTAGAAAAGTTTGATGGGATATTCAGATTTTCTAAGATGTCAAGATTGATTGATGATACGGATACATCTATTCTATCAAACATATCAACAGTTCGTATTCAAAAAACAATTACTCCACAACTTAATACTCTACAGAAGTACACGATTGATTTTGCAAACCCATTATATAATCCTCACAGTGGACACGCAACTATTATTTCCTCTACAGGTTTCAAAATTATAGGAAGCACATTAGAGATGTTTATGGATGATGATGGCATGGGTAATCTAAGAGCATACTCTTTGACTGGTGGTACAACCAAAACATACCTTGACACAAACATTGGTTCTGTTAGTTATAGTACTGGAGTTATCACTATTAACTCTCTTAACATTACATCTTCAACAGAGACTGCTGGTGTGACCGTAACGGCACAACCAAGTTCTAACGATATTGTTCCTGTTCGTAATCAGTTGATTGAGATTGACTTTGCAAATGCAAATATCACTGGACAAAATGACACAATAGAATCTGGTGGTTCTTCTGCTGGAACTGACTACGCAACGTCATCCTCATATTAAGGTAAACTGAATGTCTGACCCAACATTAAAGAATAAAGTTTCTCCACATATTCAGAGCCAACTGCCTGAGTTCGTTCAGTCAGACCATCCTCTATTTTCTTTATTCCTCAAATACTATTATGAGTTTCTTGAAGCAGGAGAACTTGTTGTAACAGGTTCAAACAACTATGTAGTTGAAGAAACAATTACTAATAACTTCATTCTGTCTGAAGATGGGTTGAAGGTTGTACTAGAAGATTCTGTTGGTAAGTTTATTGCTGGTGAAACTATCACTGGTTCTATTACTGGTGCGACTGCAAAGATACTGGTAGATGACTTTGATGCTAACAAAAGATTGTTTGTTACATCCCAACAAAAATTTCAAATTGGTGAAACTATAACTGGTGCAACTACTGGTGCAGTTTCAACTGTTTCATCCTACAGGGCAAACCCTGTACAGAACATTCAACAACTTCTTGCCTACGCAGACATTGACAACACGGTATATGCTTTCCTAGATAAGTTTAGAGATTCCTTTATGGAGTCTTTACCTAATACTCTTGCAGACGGTATCGCAAAAAGAAAACTTGTTAAAAACATCAAAGATATGTATGCCGCAAAGGGTACACGAGATGGACACAAGTTATTCTTCAGAATTCTTTTTGATGAAGAAGCAACAATCATTTATCCTCGTGATAGTATTCTTCGTGCATCAGATGGTAAGTGGTCTACTGATAATGTTCTTCGTATTATAGAAGCAGGTACATCTGATTTCACCAAAGCAATTGGTCAAAGGATTATTGGTTCTACTTCTGGTGCAACTGCTCTTATCGCAACAGTCATTAAATTTAGAGAAGGTGCAGACCAGATTGCTGAACTGAACATTGATGCAAACTCTCTAACAGGAACATTCTCCACAGGAGAACTTGTTACTACAACAGATACAACTCTCGACTTAGAAATATCAGGAACGGTAAAGAGTATTGTTGTTGGTGGGGTAGTCACTGTTTCTGGTTCGTATTATAATACTAGTGACCCAATCAGGATTATAGGTGATAGTGGAAACAATGCTGCAACTGCTCGTGTGGAATCTGCTGGTGCTGGTTCTATTGATGAGATTGTTATTGAGAGTGGTGGTAGTGGTTATTCTGTTGGAGAAGAATTAAAATTTAATTTAACTGACACACAGGGTACTGATGTTCGAGCAAAGATTGGTGTAGTCGGTGGTGCGTTTGTCTTAGAACAATCAACCTCACCTGATAATATTATTACAGAAGATGGTAACCTGATTGTAACTGACGATGACATCCAATACATAAGTAAAGAACAAACTGTTGGTGAACTTGACCACCTCACTATGGAAGACGGTGGACAGATTGTCTTAGAGACACAAACTTTTACAGACTTGAGTGTTGCGTCTGAAGCTGGAGAGATTACTAAGATTAATATTATTAATCGTGGTAACGGTTTTATTAAACTTCCTCTTGTTTCAGATAGTGATACTTCTACTGGTAATGGTGCAAGTCTATTCGCTGCATCTACAATCACCCCAATGGTTGGACACGTTGAGGGCATATCAATTACCAACTTTGGTTTGGACTACACAACCAATCCATCGTTTATTCTTAATAGAAATATTCTAGTTAAGAATGTATCTGGTGCATTTGTTGCTGGGGACTCTCTTACTAGTCACGATGGAACTGTTGTTGATTTTGATAGTGCAAGAAAAATACTTGAACTATCAACAAGTAATACATTCAATCAAGATGATACGATAACATCTATCACTGGTGCAAGTGCAACT